GACTAGTAATCTTGATGATGCACAAATTATCTTTACCGATGGTGGTTGTATTAATAATGGAAAGAAAAATGCTAGAGGTGGTGTTGGTGTATATTTTTTTAAATCAAAAACTGAAAATTACTCGGCTCCACAACAACCATATATTGATACAACAAATGGGAAAAAAGGAAAACCATCTAATCAACGAGGAGAACTAGAAGCAATTGCTTATGCTATTAAATATAGTACCAATAATAATCTAATTATTTATACAGATTCAGATTATTCTATTAAATGTATCACTAAATGGATTAAAAACTGGAAGAAAAAAGGTTGGAAAAATTCTAAAAACCAACCTGTAGCACATAGTGATTTAATTAAAAAAATTGATGAATATCGTAATATAAAAACTATCGACTTTAGACACGTTAATAGTCATCAAAAAGAACCTCTTAATAAAGGTTCTTGGGAACATACTATCTGGAAAGGAAATGATATTGCAGATAAACTAGCAACTACTGGATGTAATATGAATTAAATAATAAGAAATTTATTAAATAACCAGTCCCAAAGAATTATCATAATTTTAAATCCACCACAACTATTTACTAAACTAGTTCTGCCTTAATTGATTCTTCACTTAAACCTTTTTTATAAGCATGTAATAGAATTTTCATTTCAAAATCGTTTACAATATTCTTGTCAGTTAACATTTCATCTAATTTCAAATGAAGTGTATTAAATAATTTACCAGGATACTTCGTATAAATAACAATACGATTAATATAACAAAGATGATAGATTATTTTAACAATCTCCTTCTTCTGTGACATAAACTTAACACAATCGCATAAAGTTAAAAAACGTTGACAATATTTTACAAAATGTGTTTTAAAAAAATCTTCTCTATTCTTCTTTTTATTAATTAAATCAAAAACTTCAAATATTTCTTTTTTTGCTTTAAATAAAACATCATATGAAAAACTATCACAATGCCCTAATTCTTCAATTGTATCCAATAAATCAGTTCGATTAAGTTTAAAATTACAAGTTTGCTTATATTCATCTATAAGTGAATAAATATTAGTTAATGTTTCATCCTCAATTGGACTATCAGAACAAAGAGAATCGACGTCAAAAAAATTAAAATATTCATCGATATCAATTTTATAAATATCATCAATAATAAAATCAAATATCGTAAAAATAAGGTCTTTACTGAAAGTCGTTTTCGTTAAAGACATTATTTAATATCAATTAATATAATAACACTTCGGTTATTTAAATATTATCAATTTCGATTTTAATATTTTTTTGTTCCTTTAGTTTTTTTAGTTCTTTTTCCACCTCTTAAATTAAAAGAAATTTTAGATGTTTTATTATAAATTGCTGTATAAAGATCTGCTTTTTTTCTATATTTTTTAGGATTAAGACCAAGAGTTAAACCAACATAATTAAGACCTCTACGAGTTTTAATATCACCATATCTAGCATACATATTTAAATGCATTACTTTTTGTAAATTACCTTTTTTGCTATATCCTTTTGGATTAATAATACCCCATCTTTTAGCAAGTCTATTTAAAGAGTCTCTTTTATATCCACCTAATAATACGTTATCAGAAGTATATCTCCATTTAAAATTCATTTTTCTTCCTATGGTTTTACCACCAACTTGTTCAAGGTTAAATGAAGAAAGTGGTTCATTAGTTTTGCGTTGTTCCCTATTGACTTGCTCATCTCTAACTTCTAGATCAGCCATCAACTTATTTATTTTGCTCACACGTTTTTTTATAGTAGCATCTTGTCGTTTTAATAATATTGTTAAATTTTTAAGTTCATTATTCGTTCTTTTTTGTCTATCCTCTGATCTATTTTTAGCATCTTCGAGTTGTTTAATTTGATTGTTTAACTCACTTTGTTTTAATATGTTTTGATCCATATCACTTATACCTTGTGCTTGAATAACTTTAATATCGTTAGTTAATCGTTCAACGTCGTTAGCCGCTCTTGTAGCTTCTTCCTGTGTTGACTTTAGTTCACCCGTTAACGTCGCGCTACTCTCTCTCTCCATCTTTAACGAATTCTGTTCTTCCTCAAGTTCTTTTCCTAAATCACTTGCTATCCTGGAAATATTCTCAATTTTTTGGGTAACTTTTGCAAAATTATCTTCCAATATATCAATATGAGTATTATAAGTTTGTTTAATAGTTTGCTCAACATAATTTTGAATTTGGTCACCAGTTTTATCGCTTTCGAAAATGTCATCTAACTTTACTCTTTCACTTGGCTCCATTTTCAACCACGTTGGTGTGGGATCAGGGGTTGTTTGGTTGTTTACCTCATCACTCACAAGTTCTGGTTGGGTTATTTGGTTGTTTACACTACCTTGTCTTAGTACGTTTTGGTTGTTTGTATTACTCGCCATATTATCTATACTACTATTAGAGATTTTTTTTGGTTGTGGAAATTCTTCTGGAAATTGGTTCTGGGTTGATTCTGCTGGAAATTGGTTCTGGGTTGTTGCTGGAAATTGGTTCTGGGTTGATTCTGCTGGAAATTGGTTCTGGGTTGTTGCTGGAAATTGGTTCTGGGTTGTTTCACTTTGGCATATATTTCTATCAGCAAGTAATTTTTTAAATGCTGTTATCGGTGAATACTTCTTTTCACCAGTGTTTGGATCTATTTCATTTTTCATTTTACGAAAATCACCAAATTCTTCATCTGTAAGTTCTTGTCTACATTTTGCTTTTTTGACTTGATTCCAAGTTGTGATGTTATCGTTACAACACACTTCTTTATTAAAGGTATCTTTTACTCCTCCTTTTTGAGATTTTCTAGTTTTTCTAGTTTTTCTAGTTTTTCTAGTTTTTCTAGTTTTTAATATATTTGTATTTGATTTAACCATTTAGTTATTTATATAATATAATAATAAATAATTAAAAATTAAAAATAAATAATAAATAATAAATAATAAAAATGCTAGAACGACCATTAATTATCAATGTTGGAAATAATTCAGATTATGAAAGTGAATCTGAAAGTGAAACAGAAGATACAACATTAAGTTATACCACAAGGGTATTAGGATACATTGTTTGTACACTCTTAGGATACTTTTGTACTTTTCTATCAACACATTTTATACATGATATTCATAAAAATTCATCTAATTTTGCTATATTATACACTTTGGGAAACGTATTATCTTTAACTGGTTCATTAGTTTTATATGGAAATCCTTGTCGAGATTTTTTAATAATGTTCAAAAAGAAACATATATTTCCAACCCTGGTATATTTTATTTCAATGTTTCTCACATTTTATTTCGCTTATACAAAACACATAACTTCTGTATATATTTTTATTACTTTACAATTCTTAGCAAATTTATGTTTATCCTATACATATTTACCGGACTATATAAAACAATACATATGTCCTTGTATTTGGTAAAAACTTTTTGTAATATTATTAAATCTTCTTCTAAATAAAACTAACATAACAAAATTATAATACTATGTTTTATATAACAGAATGGAATCTATTAAATCTTTTTTCAAAATAAATTCTTCCCAGTTATTAAAATTTGGTATTCCATTATTTACAATTGGGGGATATTTTTTTCATCAAAGACAAATAAATCAATGCCAATCTAAACATATTGATAATATTAATAAAATACGAAAGGGGGAGTTAGCACATTTATTATCTAAACATAAAGATGAAATAAATAATTATGAAAGACGAATTATGGAATTAAATTTAAAATTACAATTATTAACAACTGATTATAATAATTTATTTCATGAACAAATGAATCCCAGAAACAGTAACAATTTAAGATTTAGAACTCCGGGTGATTTATTAAATCAAACTGATAATGAAAAAACTCCTTAATTTTCAAAATTATTAGCAATATTGTTTAATAAAAATTCAGTATAATCTAATAAACCTTTTTTTGTAAATATTTTTTGGTATAATTTATAAGCATTTTCTGCTATTTTTTTACACTCATTATCATTTTTTTTACACCATGTAATTATTTTTCCCAAATTACTTAAATCTTTTTTAACAAAAATAATATTTTCATAATTTTTTAAAAAGTTGTAAAACCATGGTTTATATTCACTTTCCACATATAAAATAACTGAATGCATTCTGAACATACTTGCGATTCTATAGGCTAAAACATTACCTTCAATATATAATAAATATTTATATTTTGATTGTTCTTTTAGATCTAATAGTTCAATTTCTTTTATTAGTATATTATCCTTTGTTAAAATTTCCATTGGCATTTTTTTAATATATTTATCACTTTTATGTTTCTTATATCTTTGAAACATTGTGGTAATACCAGCATTAAGATATTGTATTCCATCTATTTTATTATTATTATTATATCTTTCATTATTTTTCCATTTATTATTTAGATAAGCAACTTTGAGTCTAGGATTATTAAAAGTATTAGTACCACAACTAGTAGATGAACCTCTAAACATAGCTGTAGGTATTTTATTATTCCAATTTTTAATATAATTTGTATTTATATAATTGTTACTGCAACCAGGAGGATAATATTTTTTTGTTATTCTCATTATATCATCAGGAGTAATAAATGGTAAATCTAAATAATTTTTTTTATAAAATCCTAATGATAATATTGGTAAATATTTTTTAAATCTATATTTTTTTGAAATTTTTTTATTTTTATAAAATAAATGGTTCAATGGTTCATCATAATTATTTGTTAAACACAACTGATCATGAATATTAATTATAAAATCGACATCTGAAATTTTTCTTTCTTTTAATAATAAATTTAACCAATCTATTATATTAGACAAGTAAAAAACAACTTTATAATATGTTTTATTATCTTTTAATTGTTCTTCTGGTAATTTCCATTTATTTTTTTTATAAAATTCCATAGAAGAATTATAACTTAAAACATTTACAAGACAACCTGTAAATTTCCATTTATTTTTGTTTTTATATACTAAATTTTTAATAATATCTTTTCTATTTATATCTAAATGTTTATATTCATTTATAT